CGCTAAAACAGAACCAAACTTCATCCGGAATGCTACCCCACTTATCATGGAATTAGCATAAGTCAATCGGGTCGCGACGGCGTCAATTTTTTTTGGCTTGACGGTCTCATCCTTCAAGTAGCCAATAAACCTATGGTCTATATAGCCTCCTTCATATGTAGCCATCTCGCTAAGTCTCATCATCACCATCCCGCGGAACTGCTCTGAGTACCCTAAAGCGCCATCCTTGTCGAACCACACGAAATCGGTCTTACCCTTCTTACGTGCTGAATGCACCAACGGATACCCCGGTGAAGTCTGAATTCTAATTGAACTCAGCTTAGCCGGTACTCCTGCGCAACCTTCCTCAAAAGTCAACTCTCTCTTTCCTATTGGGAAAGCCAAGTTCACTCTGAGGCTATTCAGCAACGCTTCGCGAATCAGAAGAATCTCGTCCTCCGGAACTCGGATAGGCGTTGGAGCTAAAGTACGCTTAATTGCATTAGCAACTGGGTCAATACCTTTAGCTCTGGGATCTCTCGCACTTAAAATAGCAGGTTGTTTCACAGACTCAACTGGTAAGAACTCGCTAATCTCACTCCTCTTCAACTTAGTTTTAGAAGACATGAAAATCTGTTGTTCCGATGGTACTCGGTCCATCCACAAAAGATTTGGTGAATCCCGGTCTATAGACTCGAAACTTCCACCCTCAGAAGAGAAGCCGGTCCTGGCCTGAGAAATTAAAGCGATAACTTCGTTCGTGAATTCAGGTCCGCGGGCTTTCCGCATAACTTCAGTGAAGAGTGAAAATCTTTTCCTCAACTCCGCGTCGTCCTTGACATTAGCGGTAGCTTTTAAAAAGCTCGCAGCCTCGTCTTCTGCGGTTTCCTGGATCGCTGCATCTATAGTTTCTCGCGTTACTATAGTGGCCATACCCTTCGGATCACAGAACTTTACTGCAGACCCAGCTACGTGGATGCCACAGATTTTGTTCATGTGAGGTCCAGACGCGATTACCAAAGGTAATCCACAATCTCCTGCCTCAGTGACAGCCTGATAACGCCACACCTCATCTAACTCGATCCTGGTGCCGTTATGGGAGTAGGCTTGGTCCTCAAGCTTAATAGCATTGCTAAACCTCAACCTACCTCCGGCTTCCTCTAGTCTAACCGGAACATTTTCTAACCCGTTTAGGTCATGTTCCGTCATGAATCTCTTCCGAATATCCTTGAAGCTAGGGAGAGCCTTAGATCGTAATCTTATGGCGCACAAGTCACTATCTCTACAAGATCGTATATCATCTTGTTCAATAACGACAGGATACACGTTCCCATTATATAAGAAATCGGCATTCCTGAAATCTTCCATCGTCCAAGCTGCACTATCCATCCAATGGAAGTAAGTTACAGCCCATTGTCCCATAATCGGAACAACATTAACATTCTTAATCTCGCCTTTAGCGACGAATGTCAAAATACCGGATGGCACTTCTCTAAGTGTAGACGATTCAGTGTTAAAGGATCCAGTTTGCCATTTATCTTTAGCAGTCCTGGATCGTCCTCCCTTTCCTCTTCTGGAAACTCTCCCTGTATGGGACGCTCCTGACGAAGTGGTCTGAGAATCAAACCGAATCTCTTCCAT